CCACAGGTGGCAGCCGATCGTCGCCGACGTCGTGCACACGCTGACCGGGCTCTACATCGTGGGCGAAGAGACGCCGACCGAGCTCGGCAGCGACGAGCGCTGGCGCGCGACCGTCGACGGCTACCTGGCCGCGGCGCCGATCGCCGAGCTCGACGAGCTGCTCGGCGTGCTCGAGGTGAAGACGGCCGGCGTGGGCACGTCGCCGAACCGGGAGCGCTGGCGCTACCAGATGCAGTGGCAGATGCTCGTCGCTCAGCTGCCCGTCGCGCTGCTGGCCGAAGCCAGGATCGATGACGTCGGCGACCGATGTCTCGGCGTGCGGCTCGAGTGGGTCGAAGCCGAGCCGATGGTGCAGGCCGATCTCGTCGAGGTCGCCGAGATGCTCTGGGAGCACGTGCAGGCTGGGACGCTGCCAGAGCCGGTCAGCGGCTCGCTGGAAGCCGTGCGGGCCGTTCATGCAGTGGCAGTGCCCGGCGGCGATTCTGTGGCGCTGGACGAGCTCGAGGACGATCTCGTGCGCTGGCGCCGGCTGCGCGACGTCGCGGCCGAAGCCGCGGCCGAGCTCGAGCTGATCGAGGCGAAGGTGATCTCGACGCTCGACACGGCGACGAAGGGCACGACGTCGAGCGGCTGGCGCGTCAGCTACGGCGAGCCGGCGCGCAAGCTCACCCGCGACGCCGAGCTCGAGCTGCTCGAGACGCATCCCGAGTACGGCACGACCGTGCTCGACCGTGCACGAGTGAAGGAAGAGGCGCCCGAGCTCTACGAGTCGTTCCGAACGCGCTCGGGCGCCAGGTCGCTGCGCATCACTGCGCCGAAGACGTGATCGTGCAGCTCTCGACGCCCGAGATGCGCTGGGCGATGCACGTCGGCGCTGATCGGTTCAGCCGGCTGACGTCGCGCGGGCTCATCGGTCACGAGCTCGGCCGCGACAACTACTGGCAGGCGTCGATCGTGGGCGCGTGGGGCGAGTGCGTCGTCGCGAAGGCGACCGGGCTCTACTGGTGCGGCGATCTCGGCGGGCCCGATGGCGGCGCGCCCGACGTCGGCCCGTATCACGTGCGCACGGCCGGCGAGCCGACCGGGCGGCTCATCCTTCGCGACGACGACGCCGACGATGCGCCGTTCGTGCTCGTCGTGCCAGCTGGCGCGCCGGGCCGCTTCCAGATCGTCGGCTCGATCGACGGGCGCGATGGGAAGCAGCCGGCCTATCTCGAGTCGCCGGCCGGCCGGGCGCCGGCCTACTTCGTCCCGCATTCCGCACTCAGACCACTGGAGATCCCATGACAGATCAGGCGCCCGTACTACGAAGCCGAACGACGCCGGCCGTCGCGACGCCCGTCCCGATCGCCGAAGCCGAGCTCGAGCTCGAGCTGCGCAAGGCGCACGCCATCGCTCGAGCTGGTGACGCCATCCCGAAGGGCTACCGGGGCAACGACGGCGCCGTGCTGCTGGCGCTCGAGTGGTCCCAGCATCACGGCATGACGCTGCTGCAGGCGATGCAGTGCGTCAGCTTCGTGCAGGGCCGGCCCGTCGTCGACGCCACGGCGCAGCGGGCACTCGCCGAGCGTGCCGGCTATCAGGTCATCCCGACCGAGATCACGCCGAGCTCGGCGACCGTGACCGTCAGCCGTGACGGCGTGGCGATCGGGATCGCCAGCTACACGCTCGACGATGCGAAGCGGGCGAACCTGCTCGGCAAGGACAACTGGCGCACGAATCCCGAAGACATGCTCGTCGCCAGGGCCACGACTCGAGCCGTGCGACGGTACGCGCCGACCGTGCTGTTCGGGCTGGCGACGCCCGACGAGATCGACGATCCGCTCGAGATCCCGGCCGCGCCCGAGCCGCCACCGACTCTGGCGACGACGCTCGAGCGTGACCAGGCGCCCGTCGAGCCCGAGCAGCCGGTCGGTACGAAGATCACGCCGACGACTCGAGGCAACCTGCAGGCCGCGCTCGACGCCATCGGAGCGGGCGAGATCCGAGCTCAGCTGCGAGCCGTCGTCGACGCGCACGGCATCGATCCCGGCAGTCTCACGGCGCGCCGGTTCCGAGAGCTGACGAACGAGCAGGCGCTCTGGGTGATCGAGCAGGCAACCGAGCTCGTCGAGATCCAGAGATGAGCAGCTCGCCGGCCTACTCGCCGCGGCTCAGCCAGGTACGCCGCGGCCAGTTCGCCGGCCGGGCAGGCGGGCACAACTTCGAAGCGCTGCTACTCGATGGCGTCTGGGTCGTCTTCGCCGACGGCTACGAAGTGTTCAGCGCGGCACGGCTCGAGGTCGCCGAGTCGAAGATCGCCGACTGGCTGGCCGGGCAGCGCTGATCGATGGCGACTCGAGCAGGTGGGCGAATCGAGTGGCTCTTCGAACAGGCGCCGAAGCTGACCGGCACTCAGTTCGTGGTGCTCGCCTACCAGCTGCTCCGATGCGTCGACCGAGACGGCCGGCACTGGCACTCGAGCCGCACGATCGCCGACGCGCTGAACATGCCAGAGCGCACAGTGCGCCAGGCGCAGCTCGAGCTCGAGCAGCTCGGCATGATCGACCGGCTGAAGCGACGCTCGAAGACGGGCGGCGTCAGTCGGTCGACGATCGTCATCGTGCTCTCGCCGGGCGTGCATCGCTATCACTCCGACGTCGGCTGATCCTGTGGACGAACCCTGTGGACGGCCGACAAGTAGCGGCAGTGGGCTGCCGTTGGTGCGGCAGTGGGCTGCCGTTCGCACGGCAGTGGGCTGCCGACTGAACCAATCAAGAGAAAGAACCAACTGATGGAACCATTGCGACCGTCTGTGGACGACGAGCTGCCGGCCGAGATCATCGCTGCCGTCGTGCACCGATGCGCACTCGCCGGCTGCACGTGCGTGCCGTTCGTCGACGTGCTCGAGCTGATCGACAAGCAGCGCGGCAGCAGCGTGCTCGGGCACGTGATCGAGATCGTGCATGCCGATGACTGCGCCAGCGCGACGAAGACCGAGAGGATGGCGAAGTGGAACTAGGGCCCGCCTTTTTCCGTCGACGACTCCCCCGGAGACTCTCCGGGCACAGATACGCCCCCGAACGCACGTCTCGGCACACTTCGGCCCGTATCGGTTCGAGCTCGAGCGCTTCGGCGTAGGTTCGGATCGATGCCGCGGAAGGGCTCGCCGTACGGGCCGGCGCATGAGCGGGCTCGAGCTCGCATCCTGACGCCGGGCACGCTCTGCCGATGCGGCGCGCCAGCGACGGAGCTCGATCACGTGCCGCCGCTCTCGACGCATGCGCACGTGAACGGCAGCGGCTGCTGCCACTACGAGCCGGCGTGCCGGCAGTGCCAGGCCGAGCAGGGCTTCGCGCTCGGCTGGGGGAAGCGCTCGCCGACGGCCGAGCTCGAGCTCGTCGAGCCGGACGACTCGCCGGGCCCGAGCTCGAGCGTCTGGGACGTGCCGTGGCTCGACGGTCTGCGCGACGTGCCGGCCGATGCGACGTGGCCGCGCTACATGACGGCGCCGCATCCCGCGGCGGTCGGCAGCTACGGCGTCGACGCGATCCCGTGGCTGCGCGATGTCGCCGAGATCGATCTGCGCTGGTTCCAGCGGCTGGCGCTGGTGCGCCAGCTCGAGCATGACGACGAAGGGCTGCTCGTCTGGCTGACCGTGCTGGGCACGACGGCGCGCCAGGTCGGCAAGTCGATCTGGCTGCGCGGCGGCGCGACGTGGCGGCTGCACCAGGCCGAGCTCTTCGGCGAGCAGCAGCTGATCATGCACACGGGCAAGGATCTGCCGGTCTGCAAGGAAGTGCAGCGACCGTCTCGGGCGTGGGCGAGGGCCCGCGGCTACGTGGTGCGCGAGCAGAACGGCAGCGAGGAGATCGGCGAGCCGATGTCGGGCTCGCGCTGGCTGGTGCGCGGCAAGGGCTCGGTCTACGGCTACTCGGTCAGCAACGGGCTCTGCGATGAGGCGTGGGGCGTCGAGCCGTCTGTCGTCGAAGACGGGCTCGAGCCGACGATGGCCGAGCGCGTCGCGCCGCAGCTGGTGCTCGCCAGCACGGCGCACTCTCGGGCGACGTCGCTGTTCCCGGCGTCGCGTGCGGCTGCGCTCGCCGAGCTCGAGGCGCCGGCCGAGACGCTGCTCGTCGAGTGGTCGGCCCGGCGCGACGCGGCGATCGATGACCGGGCGGCGTGGCGGCAGGCGTCGCCACACTGGTCGAAGGGCCGGCAGCGGCTGCTCGAGCAGCGGCTCGCGAAGGTGACGGCCGGCGAGCTGCTCGACGACGACGAAGCCGATCCCGTCGAGTCGTTCCGGTCGCAGTACCTGAACATCTGGCCGGCGAAGGGCTCGAGCGATCCTGGCGCCGTGCTGCTCGACGTCGACGTCTGGGCGCAGCGGGCCGAGCTCGTCGACTCGGCCGGCGCTCGAGTGTTCGTCGCCGTCGCCGACAACTACGGGCACGGCGCGGCCGTCGCCGCGGCAGCTCGACTCGCTGACGGTCGATACGAGCTCGACGGCTGGCTCGTCGACAGCTGGGCCGAAGCGTTCGCCGACGTCGCCGGGCTCTACGCCACTCGGGCGCGCACGCAGCTGGTGATCGGGCCCGCGCTCGCATCCGACGTCGATCAGCGCTACCGGGCGCGCGTGGCGACGCCGACCGAGACTCGGGCCGGGCTCGCGCTGCTGCGCCAGCTCGTCGCCACGGGCGCCGTCGTGCACGACCAGGCGCCCGAGCTCGAGCAGCTGACGACCGTGCACGTCAAGGAGCTCTCGAGCGGGCTCTCGATCGTCGCTGGCAGCCGGTCGGATCTGTGCCAGGCGGCAGCGTGGGCGCTGCTCGCCGCGCACCAGTCAGCACCAGAGCCGGCGATCAGATGATCGCTTCGACTATCACTGGCGAGCGTAGGATCCGGCCGTGCCAGCGCGCGATCCGGTCACGGGCCAGTTCTGCAAGGTGGAAGAGCGCTCGCTTCGGCCGAACGACAACGATCCCGCCACAGTGCCGCCCGGCACGGTCGGCCCGCCTTCGGCCGTGCCGGGCGATCCGAACGGGATCGAGCTCGTCGACGAAGGGCCGGGCACGCCGCGCATGGGCCCGCCACGCGCTGCGCCGTGGTCGGGCTGGCCGGCCGAGTGGCAGACGCCGGGCTGGGGCCAGCTCGAGACGCTCGTCGATACGGCGTGGAGCTGTCTCGATCTGAACGCGAGCATCATCTCGACGATGCCGCCCTACGCCACGACGGGCGGCGAAGTGACGAGCTCGCCGAGCTGGCTGCCGAACCCAGATCCCGAGCTCTATACGAGCTGGGACGAGTTCGCGAAACAGCTCTGGTGGGACTACCAGATGGGCGAGGCGTTCGTGATCTGCACGGCGCGCTTCGCCGACGGCTATCCCGCCCGCTTCCACGTGCTCGAGCCGTGGCTCGTCGACGTCGAGATCGGCGGCAACGGGCGCCGGCAGTACCGGATCGGCTCGATCGATCCCGGCGACGATCTCCTGCACATCCGCTACAAGTCGACGACGAGCTCGGCGCGGGGCGTGGGCCCGCTCGACGCTGGGCGCACGCGCATGATCGCGGCCGGGCTGCTGCAGCGCTATGCGTCGCGGGTGATCGAGTCGGGCGGCGTCCCGTACTACGTGCTGAAGCATCCGCTCGAGCTCTCAGAGCAGCAGGTCGGCGAGCTGCAGGCGCAGTGGTGGGCGTCGCGCATGAACGCGCTCGGCATGCCGGCCGTGATGTCGGGCGGCGTCGAGATCGAGACGCTGCAGACGAGCCCGAAGGACATGACGCTGCTCGAGCTCTCCCAGTACAACGAGAGCCGGATCGCCGTGCTGCTCGGCGTGCCGCCCTTCCTGGCCGGGCTGCCATCGGGCGGCGACTCGATGACCTACAGCAACGTCACGAGCCTCTTCGACTACCACTGGCGCGCCGGGCTACGCCCGAAGGTGTCGCCGGTCGTGCACGCGCTCAGCCAGTGGGCGCTGCCGCGGGGGACCGACATCGAAGTGAACCGAGACGAGTACGTGCGACCGGGCCCGCTCGAGCGGGCGCAGACGTACGAGATCCTCGTGCGCATCGGCGCGCTGACGCCCGACGGCGTGCAGCAGCTCGAGCGCTTCGCCATCGCAGGTCAATCGTCGGCGCCGAGCGCGCCCATCCCGGCTGAGGTTCTGACATGAGCGACCGTGCACCGATCGAGATCCGCTCGGCGACCGTCGCGGCCGTCGACTACCCAGAGCGCACGCTCTCGATCATCGTGGCGCCCTATGACGAGTGGGCCGTCGTCGAGCGGGCCGGCAAGGCGATCGAAGAGAGCATCGCGCCGGGCGCCTTCGGAGCGATCCGCAACCGGGCCCGCAAGTTCACCGTGAACATGGAGCACGACCGGGATCGCTGGATCGGCAGCGTGATCGATCTCGACACCGACGAGCCGACCGGGCTGCTGGCGACGGTCAAGGTACGGCGCACGCCCGACGGCGACCAGGCGCTGAACGACGCGGCCGACGAGCTGCTCGGCGCGTCG